GGGCTGAACAAGTCCTTCACTTGATCGACTGCTGCGTCACCAGCTTTGTCGTTATCGAAGCACAGAACCACCTGCTCGTAACCTTCGATCCACTCCAGCTGCTCCTTGATCTCTTTGGCTGCGTTAGCTGCACCTGCTCGCAAGGAAACTACGTCCCACTTCTTACCGGACATCTCAAATACAGCCAGAGCGTCCAGTTCACCTTCTGTGATGGTTAGGTATCTACTTGATGTGCATTTGTTCTGACCAAAGAAACCAACTCCGGTTACGTCACCAGTAGTGTGGAAGTTTTTGGTCTTCACTTCGCGTACTTTTGCTGACCCTACTTCATTTGTGTCGATCTTGTAGTAGGGGTAGTAGTGCTTGATGATCTCACCCGTGGTTGAGTACTCCACAGTCACACCGAAGTGACTACAGGTCTCCTGTGAGATCCTGCGTTGAGGTATTGCCGCTACTGTGCCTCCCATGCTAAGGCGACATGCTTTAACTGGTGCTGCTTCAGTTATTTGTGTTATCATGTTACCGCCATTGACGTGATGGTTGCACCCAGCGGCGAAGCAATGTGCTCCACCGTCTGAGTAGATGGCTAGGGCATCCGAAGAACCGCACTTCGGACACCCCTCGTGTCTGACAAAACGTGACACTAGAAGTCTCCAGAGTCACCTTCAGTCATCTCTGCTTCCTCCAGTACCTTGACTGCCTCCAGATACGTAGCCACCCCATGTACAGGATGAGGCTGACCCAGAACGTACTTCAAGCGTACCTTTGAGTTGTATGGGACTTCACCGTTGTAGCGGTTACCTTCTGCGTCAAACCGTTTGATTTCAAACTTGGACTTGAATTTACGCTGCTTAGCGCCTTGGTAGTCCTTGATCTTGACACCCTGTGCTGCTAGTGAGGCTGCGTCATCTTCTGACAACGTAATGGTCATGGAGTAAGCACCAGTGTCCTGTCCATTGAATACGTCATGCTGCGTTACGTTGCTGAAGTTTACTACGCCTTCGATTGTTGTTGCTTGTGCTGCCATATGGAATAATCTCCGTTATCTTCTCTTGTTGTGTCCAGTTGTATTTGTGCTGAACATACTAATATTATACCACAGTCATCAACCAGTGTCACGCCCAACGTGCACAAACTGGCTTGTACACTTGTTTACGTGAGCAGATCACGGACCACGGGTTCACGTAGGTGCAACTGAACTCGTGAGTAGGAACTACACGCATGTCGGTGCAGTACTCTGCATCACTGGGTCTACTGACGCAGCCCGTAGCCATAAACATAAGTAAAACTAAAGTTAGCTTCTGTAGTACTCCTGTTGTGCTACTGTTGTACTTCTGTTGTCTACTACTACAGTCTACTTCTTTAGTTTTATACTTAAGTAGTGACATAGGTACTACTTTAGTAGAGGGTATCATAGTTGTCCTCCATTGTCAAGTGTTTTCTTGTGTATTCTTCAAAAAAACTATCGTCCTCCCATTCGCAGGCTTGTGAACTGTTGTAGCAGATATTGCATAAGTCGTAGAAGTCACCATTTGGGTCTTTACGTGTTAACTCTGCGTCCTCTAGGATCTCATTGCATGCCTTACATCTCATCTTTAATCTCCTCTGAATAGCTATAGTAAAATCTGTCCATGTGTAACCTGAGTAGGTCAGTAGGTATCATGGACCTGTACTTCTCCCGAAGCAGCCTCTTCAAGACAAACTGTAGGTCACCGAAGTTGAGATTGTGCATCTCATCGATGGCCAGATCGTCAGCCATTCGTTCTACATCAGTCTCAGTTACGTAGTGATCGAGCATTTCTTCAGTCATCGTGTTTCTCCTTAAGTGCATCCCAGCTGGACATCAATGGTATCATACTGCTCACCTTCTCGTCAATCAAATTAGCCACTAATCGGCACTCTAGCTGTGCATCCGGTGCTGACCGTAGATTCACCACTCGTGCAAAGGCTGCTAGTGATCCAGTCCAGTACCATTCGGTCATCATGGACTGTGGTAGGACCATGCGAGCCTGCTCTGGTGCTATATGCTTCTCTTCGACCATGTGATGATACAGCTTCTCAGCTTTAGTCATTAGGTCCCAGTACTCCATGAAGACCAGTGAGTCCCGCTCTAGGACTTCATCAGAAGAGCCCTGTTTTTTATTGTCCGCTCTGATCCTCCACAGTTCGGGATTGTAGAACTCTGGTGGATCATCGACGTATCGACGGCTAACTTCATTCCACACTAGTCCGACCTGGTGCTTCACTAGCTGCCTAGCGACGAACACTGGTGCCTTGATCCTAAATTGCAGCTGTACGTGCCCGAATGGGGTCCAGTGTTTGTGCTTGGCTAGGTACTTAATCAGCCTCACGTCACCCTCTGTGAGCGTTTTGTGGTGCTTCTGGAATGACACACGGGCTGCATTAGCCACCGTTAGGTCAGTACCCATGCTGTTCAACAACTCTACTTCTACACTGCTCATAATGCTCTATCTCCTGCTATGCCTATGAAGGACATCACTAGTATAGCCATGGCTGCGACCATTGCACCTATGACCACAAGGTCAAGCAGGTCTCTGTCGGTGCTTACGTAGCCATCTCTGAAGTCTTCATACACCATTCGTATCTCTGATGCTGCCCAGTTGTATAGTCTCTTGATTATGTTCATACGTTCACCCAGTCGTCTTTGATTACAAGTTTTACCGTTACCTCACCATCGGGGTAAGTCTCATAGGCTTCTTTGAGTTTGTTCCTCAGTTCTAACCACGTCTGCAGCTGGTCCTCTTCGCCTAGATCATAGTCCCTATAGCCAGCAATGTACGCCAAACGTGTGACGCCGATTTCCTCTATAGTTTTGTCCTCTTTGATTTTGTAGTCCTTTGTATAGGCTTCTAAATAATAGTCAGCCGTTGCTTTGCTTATGTTTACTTCTACAGCCATTGTGGTTTCTCCCTTTTAGTCCATCTCATGTCAATCTCATTCTCACGTACCCTGTAATAGTCCCGATAGGCTGCTATCGTGTCTAAACCTCTACACTCGTCATACATACACTGTGGTGGCTCTACGAATGGCAGATCTGGCAGTGCATCGGGTACTTGTGACAGGTGAGGCAATAGGCGCTCTGTGGCATGGTGTTTACCATAGCGGTGCGTATACTCTGCAAATAGTGCACGTAGATGCTGCAACCCGTGTTTATACGCAATCTGGGACGATCTGAGCCACTTTGTGCTCGGGTGGTTAGCGTGGGTCGGCTTATACACAAAGTCCGCCTGTGGGGACTCTGTGAGCCTGTGAGCCGTACTCAGCATTTGTGCAGTCTCTAGAATCATCTTGACTACATGCTTGTCACATAGCGCCCTAGCTGCCTGAGTGGGGCATTCTTCCACATAAAAGTAGTTCATCGTCTGCGCCTCGGTGTGTCTTCGTCAGCCCATAGCCACTGGTGATCGTCTAGGCACTGGAGCATGTCTAGGTATTCACGGTTGGTCACGTCTTCGTTGTGCTTTGGGATGCCGTTGATCTCTAGGTTCTGGAATACATAGTCGTCACCGTCGTGATGCAGGTGAAAGCTGTATTCATCGCCAGTGTATCCGCTGTAAAACTCGTGATCATATCCGATCATTGTTTAACCTCCTATTTTGTTCGAGGTCTAATATTCGCATAGCCTCATGCAGCTTGTCAACGTCTTTCTGTGACCGTTTACCGTCATGCTGTAGTTTGTACATGACAGCCCATGCGTTAAGTATCTCTTCTCGTCTTGGCTCAATCATTTTCATGCTCAATCCTCTATAACTACCGCAGCAACTAAAGAAACCATCACCGCTACAAATATAATCAGCGTCATCATACCAATTCCACCATTCGGTACACTACTTCAACGTCACAGACATCACCCAGTATACCACCGAAGTCTGCCCGTGAAAAGTAGGACTCGCTAATCTCGCCAATATGCCAATTACCCACACCGTACTCACTATCGAACCATTCGTGCAGATTGTCCACGTAAGCCTCATCATCGTCCATGAGTCCAGTGTAATCACCATTGACCAGCGCTGGCAGCGCAAACGCTGGTATTTTGTAGGTAGTGCTCTCGAATTCAATTGTCATTAGTAATCTACTCCTCGCTTGCCTAATTTCCTTAACCATTTCAACAATGGCGCTCTGTTTTTAATACGCATGACCACGCGTTCGGGATCATCCCATCGTTTTGTGTAGTCTAAAATCTCCCATTGTGTATTCATATGGTCATACCAGATTACGTAACCTAGAAAATGCATTGTACTTCCTCCTATGCTGCTTTCGCAATCAATCCCAACATTTTTTTACCGTGTGCTGGATATGCTATCACAGCCACAGACTTATTCCAACACGCTCGACACGATGCACATTTGCCTTGCCTAGTGTACGCCTCGCACACTGTCATACCGTCGGCAGCATCGTCTGCGAACGGCACAATGGTGCTCGTTGTCGCACCGTCGATAGTCTCTCCAGTGATGCTATCGGATGACAGACGGACCACTACGTTCGGCAATGCTTCCATCTCAGCGATCACAGCTGCAAACTTCGCAAACTTGTGCATTCGAGTAGGCAGCCAATGGTTAACCCATGGTGTGCGCTTCATCACTTCCAGCATTTTACGCGCTAGCTTGATCGAGTACATATCTCCCGAGTCAAACCACCGGAAATAACGGTCGTTGTCTAATTCTGCCACCATGTCGTCAACCCATGAATCACGCTTCCAGTCTTCACGATTGTGCTCGCGTGGCGCTTTGACATTCGGGAATCTATAGTTGCCCGTTGTGGCATAGCATCCAGCGCATGCTGGCACTAGTTTACCGTCGTCGCCTACGCTCCCGGCGCATGTCTTAAGCGCTTCCAGTGACCACGAACGGCAGGGCATTTTGCCAGCTTTAGATAGTTTGATTGTCATATGTATAGCCTCGTATGTATATGGTGCCCATTGTACTCTCATGAATGACCATTGCAACACCACCAGACTACGATCCATGATATCTCCAGAATCATGAGGTTTCTAAAGATTGTCTATTGTTGGCACAGTCTGTGCTTATGGCTCCATAGGTCCTACACTGGCTCACACACTTTGTCAACACTTGACAGCTCGTGTCATCTGTGGTTGCGCCTCGTGTCGCTACACTAGTCTGGCCCTCGTGTCAACGCTTGACATCTTGTGCAATCCGTGGTTGGCCCAGAGTTGGCACACTTGTTGCAACGCAAGAATCATGCCAATTGTCTGCAAATGTTGATACCGGGGGAGGGTGTTGACTTGTGTTAACAATTGTAGTAGCCTCTGACGCACAAAATAGGTGAAAATTAGGAATATTACCTCGTGTTTTAACAACTGTAAGTCATTGATTAGCCTTGCGGTTGCTACAAGTGGCGCAACAAAGGAAAAATAGCTTGACTTTTGTGTAGACTTGTGTTATACTATAGTCGTATAGAGGGACAATTTGTGTTATGACCGCAGAAATAAAAAAGCGTGGTCGTGGCAGACCCCGGAAGTCAGAGATAGCCGCTGTAAAACCCGGAAACAAAGGGCAAGTGGGTAGACCAAAGGGTGACGCTGCTATCATCAACGAGTACAAAGCTCGTATGCTGGCTTCACCGAAGTCAAAAAAAGTCCTAGAGACGATATTTGATGCTGCTTTGGACAATGAACACAAGAATCAAGCGGCAGCATGGAAGCTAATCATGGACCGTATGCTACCAGTAGGTGCATTTGAGAAGGACGTGGTTAAGGACGCAGGTAGAAACGCTATTCAGATCAATATTACTGGTGTTGGCACTGTGGATGTAGCTGACAACGAAGTCATCGAAGGGGAAATCGTAGATGAAGCTTAAGTACTTTACTCTGGATGAGTTCAATTGTCAAGTCACGGGTGACAACCGTATGGAATGGGACTTCCTAGAGAAGTTAGACCGTTTGCGTGGGGGCTGTGGTTTTCCTTTTGTGATCACGAGTGGCTTCCGTCATCCTACAGAACATCCTATTGAAGCTGCCAAGGAAGTTCCCGGCACCCACGCCCAAGGTATCGCTGCTGACATCAAAGTTACCAACGCAGCCGAAAGACACCGCATAGTCAACGTAGCTAACCACATCGGCTTCAATGGCATTGGTATAGCTAAGGACTTTGTTCATGTTGACACTCGTGGTACTACACCCGTTATGTGGCTCTACTAATGCTGACCACAGCACACACCACAGTTACAACCGACACAGAGCAGACACTTTTTACTGTCCCTGATGGTTACGTAGCGAACATCTACTACATCTTTATAGCTAATCATGGCGGCAGTGCAAACACAGTCACCCTGAAGTGGGAAAACAGTAGTGGTGTGGACCAGTTGTTTTTCTTTGATGGTGACACTGTAAATGGTGGTAACAAAGAGACTCTGGGTGGACAGTCTTCGCTACCTCTGTTTGTGATACAGGCAGGAGAAGTAGTCAAGTGTCAGACAGGATCTGCTGGGGACGTAGAGTTTGCAGTGACTCTGGATTTAGCACCTAGAGCTGCTGGGTTTAACAACTTTGACTGACCTTAACATTGAGCTACTGCCTTGGCAGCAAGAAGTCTGGACGGACGACACTAGATTCAAGATTGTAGCTGCAGGTAGACGCACAGGTAAGTCAAGGCTTGCTGCATGGATGCTGATTGTAAACGCTCTGCAAGCCGATAGGGGTCATGTGTTTTACGTAGCCCCTACACAGGGTCAGGCTCGTGACATCATGTGGCAGACGTTGTTGGAACTGGGGCATCCAGTGATTGCTGGAAGTCACATCAACAACTTGCAACTGAAGCTGGTCAATGGTGCAACTATCAGCCTCAAAGGTGCTGACAGACCAGAGACAATGCGTGGTGTGTCCTTGAAGTTCCTCGTGTTGGACGAGTACGCAGACATGAAGCCTGACGTATTTGAGCAGATCCTTCGACCAGCACTTGCTGACCAAAAGGGTTGCGCGATGTTCATAGGTACGCCTATGGGCAGAAACCACTTCTACGAGTTGTACAAGTATGCTGAACTGGGTGACGACGAGACTTACAAAGCTTGGCACTTTACTTCCTATGACAACCCTTTGCTTGACCCTAGTGAGATCGACATTGCTAAGAAGTCTATGTCAAGCTATGCGTTTCGTCAGGAGTTTATGGCGTCGTTTGAAGCTCGTGGGTCAGAGATGTTTAAAGAGGACTGGGTTAAGTTTTCAGAAGATGAACCAGACGTAGGAGACTATTACATTGCAGTTGACTTGGCAGGGTTTGAAGAAGTCAACAAAAAGCGTACTAAGAATACAAAGCTTGACGACACCGCAATCGCTGTGGTCAAGGTCAGTCCTAATGGTTGGTACGTTGACAATATTATTTACGGGCGATGGAGCCTTGACGAGACAGCAGCCAAAATTTTTCAGGCAGTACGAGATTACGGACCAGTCAGTGTGGGTATCGAAAGAGGTATTGCTAAGCAAGCTGTAATGTCGCCTCTGTTGGACCTACAGAAACGCTACGGGACATTCTTTAGAGTCGAGGAGCTAACTCACGGTAACAAAAAGAAGACTGACAGAGTTAAGTGGGCACTTCAGGGGCGATTTGAGAATGGCTACATAACACTGAATAAAGGTGAGTGGAACGCTAGGTTCTTGGACCAGTTGTTTCAGTTTCCGGACCCACTAAC